GGTGCTCTTTCGGTAAGGAGTGCTCTTTCGGCAAGTGGTGCTCTTTCGGCAAGTGGTGCTCTTTCGGTGAGGATTGCTCTTTCGGTGAGGATTGCTCTTTCGGCAAGTGGTGCTCTTTCGGTAAGGAGTGCTCTTTCGGCAAGTGGTGCTCTTTCGGTGAGGAGTGCTTTTTCGGTGAGGAGTGCTCCTTCGGCGAGCGGTGCTCCTTCGGCGAGCGGTGCTCCTTCGGCAAGCAGTGCTCTTTCGGCGCGTGTTGCTCCTTCGGTAGGTGTTGCTCTTTCGGCGAGCGGTGCTCTTTCGGCAAGTGCTGCTCTTTCGGCAAGCAGTGCTCTTTCGGCAGGGCGTGCTCTTTCGGTGAGGATTGCTCTTTTGGTGAGTGGTGCTCTTTCGGCGCGTGTTGCTCTTTCGGTAAGGAGTGCTCTTTCGGCAAGTGTTGCTCTTTCGGCAGGGCGTGCTCTTTCGGCGAGTGTTGCTCTTTCGGCAAGCAGTGCTCTTTCGGCGCGTGTTGCTCTTTCGGCGAGTGTTGCTCCTTCGGTGGGGGTTGCGCCTTCGGTGGGGGTTGCTCCTTCGAAGATAAAGGCGAATATATCGGCGATTATCCTTTCCTGGCTTTTGTGGGGTTCGGCTCCCGGATTGGCAGCAAGGTTTACTTTTTCAACCTGCAAGACGGCATTTATGTCCGTTGCGGCTGCTGGCTGTCAGATATAGCGGGGTTCCGGGAGAGAGTCAAAGAGAAGAATGCCGATGCGATGTACTTGGATTTATGCGATCTGGTCGAGAGGAAGGTTAACCGAAAAAACTAGAAATAACTATGCGAGCGAACGAATATCAGACACGCGCGATGAGTACGCGGCTGCCGAGTTGCGAGAATGCGACTTATATGCTTTTCGGTCTGATGGCCGAGATTGGCGAAATCGCCGACAAGATCGCCAAATGGCGCCGAAAGGGAGTGTGCCGGCTGGATATGGATCATTTGGTCTTCAATACGGGTGATCTGCAAGAGGTGGAGGGTTACAAATCCGAACTGATGAAAGAGGTCGGGGATTGTGCGTGGTTTATCGCGGGCATTGCCGATTGCTTCGGCTTCACGCTCGAAGAGGTCATGCAGCAGAACCTCGACAAACTCGCCAGCCGCCGCGAGCGCGGCGTGATCGACGGAAACGGGGATAACCGATGATCTCTTATGACCCACGCATCACTATTCAGTGGGATCGGAGGGTTCGACCTCGCCGCCGAGTGGGCTGGCTGGACGAACGCTTTCAACTGCGAGATCGATCCTTTTTGCCGAACCATACTCAAATACCACTTTCCCAATGCAAAGCAATACGAAGACATACGAACAGCAGATTTTACCATTTGGAAAGACCGTATCGACGTGCTTACCGGTGGATTCCCGTGCCAGCCGTTCTCGCTCGCAGGAAAGTGGCGAGGCACAGAAGACGATCGCTACCTGTGGCCCGCGATGCTCGACGTTATTCGGACTGTTCGACCCCGCTGGGTCGTGGGCGAGAACGTTTACGGAATCGTTAATTGGTCGGAAGGGTTGGTCTTCGAACAGGTGTGCGCTGACCTGGAGGCGGCAGGATACGAGGTGCAGCCGTACATTATTCCGGCTTGCGGTGTCGGCGCTCCCCACCGTCGGGACAGATGTTGGTTTGTTGCCCACCGTACAGACGCAGGGGCTGAAGCGATGCGTGAACGGGAAGATGGTTTTTATGCCGTTGAGCCTGTTGCCCACCCCGACGGCGATAGACGCAGGAAGCGGCCGAATGAACAAAAGCCTCTCCCCGAATGCGTCGGAACGTCCGACGCTGGCAATGGCGTCGAAAATGGGATTGTTGCCTACTCCGACCGCCAACGATGCGAAGAATGTAACGCTTCCTGCCAGTCAGGGCATACGCAACGGACTACCCAAAACAGCGATGCAAAGCGACGAATACCGGACTGGAACGGGTTCCCGACTCAACCCCCTGTATGTGGCGGAGATGATGGGTTTCCCGGTGAATTGGCTGGTATCGCCTTTCCTCGGTGGCGCCGGGAAGCCGTCAAAGCCTGCGGAAACGCCATAGTCCCGCAGGTGGCATTGCGGATTTTTGAAACGATAAACGAATACGAAAGGAAATGAAAAAACACTTACTTACAAGTTTTCTTATTGGAACACTGACAATTGTTTTATGTAGTATTATATCCGGGGAACCCTATCGCTCGATTGCATGGGGCGTAATATTGGTTATTCTTACTATCTCCGTCATTGCAATTGGGATAGCGACAACCGCAATCTACGATTTGTTGAAGCAGGGGATGAATATCAACATGCTGACTATCAATGGCGGAATCCGCTTTTTCGACAAAAGCAAGGCCGACAACCCCGATATTGAGGAGAATCAAAACGATCAGAGGAAATGAAAAAAGTAATGTTCAACGATCTTTACGGGTAGTTTACGAATTTGAGTTGGTGAAACAACGAGATTCGATGCAGAACATTGCAAAACTTTGAAAAACTTTCAAACATTTTGAAATATGAGAGAAATTAAATTCCGGGGCAAGCGCCTCGACAACGGAGAGTGGTTGTATGGCAGCCTTGTCATTTTGAATGGGCGCTATTTTATATTCGATGATGCAAACAGACACGAGGTCGATCCCACTACCGTCGGCGAGTTTACGGGGCTGAAAGACAAGAACGGTAAGGAGATTTACGAGGGGGATGTGATACGCTCTCCATTGTCCGAGGATAAAACTCGCCCTCATAGAATCTTTTACCATACCGGCAACGCAGCTTTTATGGGGGCCTTGGTCGATAGAAAGGAATTATGTTATTTAAGATTGGATCAGGATTGGATTTATAAATTTGGAAAAGAAGTCATTAGCAACATCCACGACAATCCCGAATTTCTGAAAGGAGGCGAGCAATGAATAGGACTATGAAACAATGGCTTTTGCCCCTTATCTGCCGCTGGTTCGGGCATAAGGATTTCGAGGAGGTATATTGCGTCAAATCGCCCCGAAATTGGTTCTGCCGCCAAAACAAACCCAACCGATACGACGTGGTGCATGATATTGTTTGCTCCCGATGCCGGCGGGTACATCGAACTATCCTCAAATCCCGAATTAGCCGCGCACAACTCCTGCATGACGGTTGGTTTATAATCGACGAATAGCCATGAAAAGCAAAAAAGCAAAGGAATTTATCGACGGATGCTTGAATCATCTTGTAATAGAGATGAGCGACCACGCCAAATGGCAGCTACGAGCAGCAATGAGCCATACAGCCGAACTCGCCGAGCAGGAGGCCGAGGAAAGGATGCGGGATAAAGCGATCGAAGCATTTTGCAAGGATTGCCCAATTTACTCAATACAAACAAGTAATGGGGGAAATTGCCCCGATTGCAGTGCATTAAACGCATTCAAACAAAGACTGAACGAGGAATGAAATTCACAACCCCTTGCTTTGTTCGCGTTGTTTTGTTGGATAATATTTTATTATCTTTCTTTAATCACAAAACAACATTAAATGAGACAACTATGGGTTTCAAAAATGATTTGACAGGAAAAGTTTTTGGGAGATTAACGGTTATTGAGTTCTCCCACAATGGTAGCAATTGGTCTGTACACTGGAAATGTAGGTGTAGTTGTGGGGCGTATATTGTGGTGCGGAATAATAATCTACTTTCCGGGAACACTAAATCGTGTGGATGTCAAAAATTAGATTCATCGAGAGCAATGTGTACGGTGCACAATCTGCGCAGGCATCCCCTATATAACGTATGGGCGGCAATAAAACAACGGTGCAATAACCCGCAAGACAAAAATTTCCATTATTATGGTGGACGTGGCATTAAACTTTGCGACGCATGGAATAATTCATTTGTGGACTTCTACAATTGGGCTATTGGGAATGGGTACCAAAAGGGACTAACTGTTGATCGAATTAACAATGAAAACAATTGAGGAAAGAATACAAGAATATGTGGCCAATGCCTGGGTCGAACTTGATCAATTCAATGAAGACCATGTAACTTTTGAAAATATCGTTACATCCGCCTGTGTTGTTGGCGCTAATTTCGAATATGAGGAATTGACCCGCTGGCGTGATCCGAAAGAGGAGCTGCCGCAAAATGGACAACTCGTGTTGTGTAAAACCTCTGATAAGAAACTTCCATTTGTCACTGTTAAATATGACCGTTCTGAATGGTGGATATATGTGTATCCCGGATGGGCTGGTATTGGTCATAAGATTATCGGCTGGCGGCCGATTCACGAAAATGAGTAAGATGCTCTGTGCATTTTGACTAACCAAGTAACTAACCAAGAATATCTATGAACACGAAATTCAAATCAGACTACGAAAAAGCCTGCAACGCCTATTTGCAGGCTTTTTGCGAGAAACACGGCTATGATTATGAGGATGCTACGCGGAGCTGGGTCGGCGGCGATGTCGGCGGGATCACCGAATGCGCGGACTATATAGTTGGGATGGATGACATCATCACCGACATAGACCGGGACGCTCCGGAAGATGAGTTTGTAAAGTATTACGATTACTGTCTGCGGGTGGGGAGTATCGCCTGCGGCAAAATTAGTACGCCCAATTACAGCAGCTGGCTCTCGGGGTGTCCACGCATGAGTGAAGAACAGATCACCCGGCTGGAGGAGTTGCAGAGGGACATACGCAAGGCGGAAAGAGAGCTGGAAAATGAAATCGAACGGACAGGCAACCTGTTTTGAATTACTACGGATAAACCTATCTTTGTTTCATAATAACCATCAATGTATGAGTGAAATTATCAATATTGTCCTGCGATTAGACAAAATTCCACGCGATAGAATCAGGGAAGTCGCGCGTCAGGACGGCAAGGTGGGAATGGTTGTTAATTTGTCGGTCATTGCCGTCAAAGGAGGCGTAGATCAGTATGGGAACAGCCATTTTGTCGTTGTTCGTAAAACTAAAGAAGAGTTCGACGCAAAAGCGCCCACCATCTTCTGCGGCAGTGGGCGGAAGGCCAAACTGAAATCAGAATCCCCGTCCACCGGACACGTCAGCACAATAAATGAAGATGATTATCCGTATTAAATATAACGAAATATGACCGAGGAATTACAAAAATTGCTCTGCACGCTCGAAATTGTCAAAACCAACGTCAAAGGGCGCCACTGGACACTGAAAGGAGAGAAATTCCGCTCGTGGCATTTGCAGTTCGATCAAATATACGATGTTTTGATAGAGGCGAGCGATACGGTCGGGGAATTGATCGTACAGGCCGGAGATGTCCCCTTTCATGCGCCCTCACAGTTTCTGCGGCATTCGATGTGCGAGGAGCAGTTAAGCGTCGTGGACTGGCGGAATATGGTAGCGGACACGGACCGTGAACTGGGTGAGATCATCCGATTCATTAACGACACTGTGCGGGCCGGTATTTACGATCCTTCCGTAGAAAACGATTTAATGGCAATTTCTTCGAAACTGAAACACGAGCGGATGTTCTGCTCGCAAACATTGGAATAGACTATGAAACGACTTGCTTTTTCCCTTTTTGCCGTATTTGCGGCCACAGCGCTTTGCTGCGCTCAAAATCCGAATGGAACGCGCGTTGTCAAGGATGCTTCCGGACGAGTGAAGTACACCGTTCAAAAAACGGGAGATCGGGAAATAATCAAGGATTCGAAGGGGAAGGTAGTAGGATCGACACGCGAAACGAAAGACCGCAAATATTACTACAATTCAAATGGCTCGTCGGCAGGTACTGAAATTAAACGGGAACCGACAAGCAGACAACGGGAAAGACATCATACAGCAGGTTCTAAATCGAACGACCGGAAGTGAGTGGCTCCGGGAGTATCGCTTCCATCCCAAAAGGTTGTGGCGATTCGACTATGCGTGTCCGCAGCATAAGGTTGCAGTGGAGATCGAAGGCAATATCTTCGCTTTCGGGCGTCATAACAGACCTCTGGGAATGGTCAAAGACATGGAGAAGTATAATTCGGCTACATCATTGGGCTGGAGTGTCCTGCGGTTTACGCCTCCGACAACCAGAGAGGAGTTGTCGCGCTTCGGAACCACAGACTGTATGGATTTAATCGCAGATGTGCTGAAACAAAAAGAGGGGTATTAAACCCCTCTTTTTTTCATACATCAATAATCGTATCGTGCATTTCTATACCGGGAGTATCGGACGTTGTAGGTGGTTTTGCAAAATAAAATAAGGCCTTGGCAATTCCATTCGAACCTATTTGGACTTTGAACAAATAATTGGAGGCGGATGTAAATATCGATGACATATAACCCTGCGGATAATTACGCTGAATCATTGCAAGAAACTCCGTCGCTCCCGAACCTACTATAGACCCAAGCACCATAGAAGCATTATTTGTTGGGGCAACAGCTGTGGGGTTGGAATATTTTATATGCCAAATATTACTGTGAGATTCCTTATATACGGTTAATTTGCCGTTAAGGAACGTATATGATGAGAAAGACGGGGCTGCATGGGATATTCGACTAACGACATCTGACCCTAATTTACTGAATGCAACTGATTTGTCTGCAATATTATCAGTTGCTACCGCTCCATCCTGAAGCTGGGAGGTACCGATGCTATTTGCTGCCATACTCCTATTCTGGATCGTACTGTCCGCAATATTATCTCCTTTTACGACCTTATTGCCCAGCATCGTATTCGTGATGAAGCCCGCCGGTATGGTGAGGCCCTCGGATGTCGGGGTGAAAGTTTTCCAGATGGCAATGTTGGCAGCGGTAAAAGCTCCCACAGTGGTGCCGGATGCGCCCGCACTGGCAGATACGGTGAGTTCGCAAGTGGTATAGGCATGAAAATCCGTCCCTTCTTTCGTCGTTCGAAGCGTTGTATTTGTCTTTGTTGCGATGAGATAACCTCCCAGTGTCAAATTTTCATCAGAGCGGAAGCCGTATATGTCGCCCTTATAATAGATATATCCGGGCGTTACCTGATTGTTACCAACCGTATCGAATCCAGACAGAATGGCGATGTCTTTTACAATGCTGCTTGTGGAAGTATTATACGAATTATGCCGGGTAGTAACCTTCGCCAATGTCTGAATCAAAGATGCAAACTTTGTAAGGTCAGAAATATACACGGGATTACCCCCAGAAGGTGCAGATGTCAAATATTCAAAAACAGCCATATTATATTGTTTTTAGTTTCACTTCGATACCATATAGTAACATCGCGTTCAAATCGGCTATGAAATCATCATAATCATTGCTGTCCGCCAGTTCTTTGTGAATAATAACAGTCGTGGAGTTACTGAACAAAGACCCCTCCGTATAAAAATAAGTCGGGGTATTGGCGCCCCCGGAAGAATACATATATACAGGAACAGCCTCCTCCTCTCCGGCAGTATAAAAATAGGTCATATTCGAACTATTAACCTGGATGCTTATTTGTCCGTATTGCCCGTAATATTTATTCAGTATAGCCAAAACTTGTGCCTGTCCATATTGACAAGCTGCTATCGCGTATGATTTGCGGCGGCTTCTGTCCCAGCTTTCCAAAGCAGGTGATAGAGGGAATAATAAACTTAACACGAAGCGGTACAAGGTATTCAGACGTGGCGGTTGATAAACTTTACTTCCGTCCGTAAGGCTAATCTCGTAGAGATACATGGAAACACCTTTGCGGATATACATGTATATCTTCTGCACCACACGCGAAGCATCGATGGTGTGGACCACTTCATATACTCCTTCCGTTCCCGCCGGAGGAGCGGAAAGAATTTCTGTGGTGCCGTCTTCATACCTGATTCTGAACGTCATTTCGGCCCCCTGCTTGATCCGGGCTTTGAAGACGTACGGAGTATTCGGCTTGTATTTTATATGCCCGCCGAAACAGTCGGGGACCGTCGAAACCTGGGAGAAGTTAGTTGCGGCAAGCCCGGTTTTTAAAAGTTTGCCCCAATTGACATACAAATATGTTCCGTCCGCGTCCACCCCCGAAGTTACGACATCCGTAACGCCCTCTTTCGCGCTATTCCACTCCCAGATATATTCTCGGGAAACCAGATTGACAGTTTCCATACCTCCGGAAGTAAGGGCATAATTAGGCCGTAAAAGTTGATATGCAAGCTTCGGTATGTCTATGGCTCGTAACATCACACTGCAGATATATAGATGTCGTTTTTTCCCGTTGGCTCTACCGGATTAACACTTTGCATCTCCACCAATTCACGGGCAAAGTTGAAATATCCTGCTGGAATGGTTATTTGACCATTGACAGGAGTAATCGGATCTTTCTCACTTGAATCCGTAACGGATATATTATTGAAATAGGCATCACGAACACCCGGAGCGCTTTTTATTGCAGATTCTATATCGTTTACATACAGTGGATCGTCACCACGTAAATCTGCTTGAAAAGACAAAAAAACGTCTTTGATCTGTTGGGTGATAACCGATAAAGAATATTCTTTGGAATAACGGATGTAGAGGGAAGTGCAGTTCAGAACTGCTGGTTCTGCACTGGTAATCTGCATCTGAAACCCCAATGGGAGAAAGCTGTTCATATAATCCGAAAAAGACTGTAACTCGCCTGCAAGCAACGGCGTAATATAACCGTCATTGTCGATCTTCGCTACCTTCATGACAATCAGGCCATTGTCCGTGGACGAGAAGGCCAACTGTTTGATGATCTGCTGATCCGGATTTATTGTCGCATATCCATATCGATATGTTTGGGAATCGACGATGGTCAGGGACGCCCCATATTGGAAGGCAAGAGCCGTATCGATATAATATTGACGTCCCATTACCTTTAAGGAACGGGCAGACGATTCGACCGTTTGTTCTGAATTGCTGATCTCCAACTTGACAATATTTAAGACCGACGCAACCGTTGATATAATTCGATTCACAATGGACGAGGAACTCGTATTATTTAGGATCGGCACCAGTATTTTAATATTCGTGCGTATATCGTCGTAAAAACTCATCAGTCACTAACAGTTAATATTTGATTATCTTGTGTTTGGAAATAGCTCCCTTCCGCCATAATAAAATTAGGGGCCAAAGCCGAGGATATTTCGTCAAATAACGCATTGAGATCAGCATCAGGAATCGAAACACTGTTTAGCGGGTGTTCCTCCATTACCTCCGTTGCGGCATTGTTACGAACGATGTCCGATACGGTCAGCCGCTGCCCGGCATACAGCGTAGGTGTATAGCTGTCCAGATCGTTAAGGTCCAGATTCTCATCCAACGCATACAGGGAGCCGTTCGCATTGATACATACGTCGTAAATCGTTTCTCCGCCTTTAACCACGTAATCCATTCCTATTCTCCTGCATATTTGGCCCCTATTTGGAAATCGTACAGCCCGTCGCTATTTCGGGAATACAGGATGGAAATCTGGGATGCGCCATCTTCCCTGATCTGCGATTTGGCCCGGGTGACGATGCGCTGTACCTCCCCGTCGGTGATATTATAAGCCCTTTCTTCCATCGCTGTTCCGTATTGGGGCTGGAATATATTCACGCAGGATTTGATGAAAAGCAGTTGGGCGTTTTGCTGGCTGCATGTCGAAGCGACCGCAAAATCCCCTCCGTCGTCACCCTGTACTACGGCAACGTCATTCCTGACAAAATCCCATCGAATATCCTGCATACGCTACAAATATAGGTTTACCTTACGAAGCCGATACATAAGTCTGCCCCGCCTGCGATATTTTAACTATCACCGTCCCGGAAGCCGGATTCCCGCCGGAAGTTCCGGAAACGGTGATTTGAACCTTGTCCCCCTCCAGCACCGCAGGCTGCCCGTCGATCCTCACTTCCTGCGCCGAACCTGTTATCTCTCCTGTTCCCGTGCCGTTCCCATCCGTTACGGCTGTAGCTTTCGTAACGTTGATTGTCAGCGATCCCCGGTAACAGGCTTTGCCGGCTGCCTTCGTCGTCGTGCTCGGCGATGTGGTGATCTGCGCCGTCGCCGCCGGGGTACACTCCAGCGTACACCCTTGAACAGCAATATACTTTCCCATCAGGTTATCGTTAAATGGCCGTTGTTTATATTCACTTCAGAGCCAGATATAATCACACTATTCGATCCTTGTTGCAGAGTTAGCTGGCTATCTGCCACTCCGATTCGTGACTGTAATTGACCGTTACGATATAGGGCTAAATTAGCAGCAGTCTTATTAATATTGAATCTGGTATAATTGTTCTCATCCGTCCCCCGAAATACGGAAACATATGTGTCATTTACCTTTATGTAATCGACCGCCGGATCACTCTCAAAGTCAAATTGCAAGCGTAGTTCTTCTACCTCCGTCATCGCCACGACAAATGACAGTTCCGGCCGGTCTTCGACAAAACCCACGATAACGACCGATCCGACTTTGGGGTATAATAGAGCGTTAGCATTACCGCCCTGTATGGGCGCGAGGCTTATGTCCGGTAAAGTAACCTCGCTGTCGATGCTAACGCTCATAGTGTTCGTTTCCGTGTCCACTTCTTTGACCGTGCCATACACAAAAGCCACAGTCTTACTTCTGCCTATCAGATTACGCAGATCGCGCCCCAATGAAGCCATCATCTTGTTGAATTTCTCCTGTCCCATATCACTATTGTCCCGTAAATACGAGGGTTTTATCAGTTACCGTTAGCACCTGGTGAAATCCCTCTTCATCGCACCGGTAAGAGTGCCCTATTACATAATATCCCCCCGACAGATCATCGAAAAGGGTATCTTTATATTGTACATAATCGAAAAGCCGAACCGTCGGATATAACATCGTCGTAATGGTACCCTTGTTGCTGTTGGTACGCAGGCCCGACAATGCGGCATCTCCTACTTGCTTGGCGATCTCCCCGTCCCGGCATTTGATATACGGCAACGACACCACCTCTCCGTTATCCGCTCCCGTTTCGTATTCGTAGAGCTTCCCGCCGCTGATGTATTTAACCACCACGCGATACTTGTCGAAAAAGCCGTTATTGATACTGATGTCCCGATCTATGACATTGACCGAAGTATCGAGCTGCACCGTTTCTTTGGCGTTCTCCGTAATACCTACACCGCAGTACAGCCTGCCGTCGGTATCTATACGAGAGTAGAGATTATACATCCCCATAACTCGCTCCAGTGCGAAAAACGGCGATATGCCTTTCCAAGTAGAAAGAACGAAGCTGCCTTCCATAGACTTGTCATCGACGGTAAGCCGGTTCCAGTCATCCGCCAGCTTCATGCTGTCCCGGTACTCCTGAAATTTGGGGTTGGCGACCTCGATGATCTCTTGCATCATCGTCTTCACGGCGGTTTCCTGCGTCCAGCTTTTGGCAATCGTGCCGAAACGCAGGACAAAAGCGCCGTCTTCGCACTGTATCTGCGTCGGAAAACCGCATACTACATTTTTCACGAAGCCGTCGAAAGCGACGATCTCCGGCATTTCGTAGCCGTTGAATCCACAGATGTAACGCAGTTTTACAACTACGTGCGCTCCCATTATAATTTGGGCATCCTGTTGGTCTATACGGATGTATGATTTGACGTTTTTACCGATCGCATCCCCCGATGACTTCTCTTTGAGAATCGTATAAAACGGCATACGGATATTGGCGGTACCGAATATGTTGTCCCGCGAATCCTCCGTAGTGAACGAAGTAAAAGGACCTATGGAGCGTCCTTCGATGAAAACTTCATTCTTGCAAATAAAGTAATTGCCGACAATCTTGCCGCTCATAGCTTACACGTTGGTTTTAGCCGTCGGAGGTTCCGCCTGCGCCCCGTCACTGTTTTCGACGTACAACAAGGCGTAATCCGTATTTACCTCCAGCAGATCGAGGCTTACCTCCCATATTGTAGAACCTCGCTCCGGGGTGACGGAATAACTCTCCAATACGACATTGAAGATATTAAACTTGTCATTGAGAATCGGATTCTCAATTTCAAATACCCGATCTTCAGCTTTGATCTGCCGGAATAATTCAGCCAACTCTGCGGCAATACCATACCCTATTTCCTTATTGATGACAACATCCGACGATAGCTTATAAGGATTCAGCATATCGACAGAGTTCGGTTTGGATTCCAGCTTGAACGAAATATTAACGCTTGTCGGTTCATTGGCAATTCGTTCGAAAATCGTAGGTCCATCGACAAGTTGCGAGCGGCTTATCAGCTTACTCCCTTGTATGGAAATATCGAATCCGACAGGCATCAGATACTCATCGAAAGCGATGTAATAATCCGTTGTCGGTTCCGTCCGATCTAATTCTTCGGATGTAAAAATAGGTCTATTGAGTGTCGAGTGGTCGAAGCGCGATTTGGCGACCTGATTCAACAGCTCTTCCGGTGTCGGCTTTCCGGTTCTCTGACTTCCTCCATTGGTAAATACCTGCCGCCATACTCCCGTTTCGGCAAGGACGAGTTTCGTAGCGGACATCCCGCTGTCAATGGCATCGGCAACAGGTCCCGTAATACCGCTAATAGCTCTCCCCGGTATAGAAACGACCTCTTTCGCCGAATTTATAGTGCGGTCGATCTTACTCTCGGTACTGGTTTCGTTTGCTATATTTGCCATATTACGTTACACTGGTTGCATTGTTCAATGCGATTGTCAATCCCCGCACTACTACCTCCTCGATCTTGGGTTCCAACTTGCGGCCCAGCTCCTCGATGTTCTCTACCGAGGCGATGTTTACCGACATATTGACGATCTCCTTGTTGAAATTGATGAAAATCGATTTGGAACCTTTGGACAGGTCGGATAGCTGCTTTGCAGCGGCATCTGCTTGGGCTTTCCACGCGTCTTTGTGCTTTTGTTGTGCCATTGCCCCGGAAAGCGCGGCCCACAGATTTTTGAATCCTGTTTGCGATATGGTGGTTTTATACTCTGTCGGATTGTTTTTGTCATCTTCACGACCCATTAAGATCGTCGGAATAACTCCATCAAAAAACCAATCGCCACGCCCTTTTTTACCCCATTTAATCGGGTCCCATCTGAAATTACTTTCGTTAGCGGTGAATTTCTGAATAAAATCCGGAGCGTTGAATATCCTGTAAGCTAATGATTTGTCAAATTTTTTATTTAATATTTTAGCCCAAAGAGCGTATTGGTTTACAATGCCGTCGATATTATTTATGTAAGTACTAAATGCGGAATTTTTATTGCTTTGGGCCGCCCTTTCATCTGCATCATCCCGTGTTCCTACTATCCACTCCTTGTGTGTTGTCCCCGTTGCAGGATCATACGACCAGGTAGGACGCGGACCTCCCGAAAGTAGATCAACGGTAGTCCCGATTCCCTTTGCGATACCTCCTATAATGTTGGCAAATCTATTCAGCTCCCTAATGAACGAATCCAATTTTACCTTTACCGCATCCACGTCGATATTGTTTACCCAGCTCACGATCTTATCGCCCAGCCAGCTATACAGTTTCTCGTTGGCTTGGGCGATCTTGTCCCAGTAGGGCGAAAGGCCGTCGGCAATACGCATCCAGAAGTTTTCTTTGGCCAGCGCGATCTGTCCCCTGGCCTTCATTACCGGATGCGATTCGACAAGCTCGTTGAACTCATCCAGCACCGAGCGCAGGTTGCTTTTGTTCTTGAGCCAGTCGCGGTAATCGCCCTGAACACCCCGCTCCTCCATCATATTCATCGCCAGCTTGCCGATGAACGGAGCCTGCCCGACCAACTCCCGGATGTCCCGAATACTCGGCACGGCCTGCCCTAACAACTGCTGCAAATTGACATTCACGCGCTCGAAGCTCAAACCGCCCACGTGAGCGATCTTGCCGACAACTTCCGCCAAGTGTGACGCCTCCTCCGGGGTCAGCTTCTTGCCGTCCACGTTCAAGCCCGTAAACATATTCATCGCATTCAGCATCCCGACACGGCTGAAACCATATTCGGCCGCTAACTGCGTCGCACGGTTCAGCGTCGCCTGGTAGTTGCCGCCCAACCCTTTCTCCGCCATCCGCATCTGCATAAGATTGGAGGCCGCCTCCGCCATATTGTTCGAGTTCAACAACCGGGTGCCGACCAAAAGAGGTAACCCGGAGGACGCCAGGCGCCAGCCGTGCACGCCCATCCATATTTTAGCGGCTACCTTACCTACTTGCGCGAACGTACCGAGGGCCGGGATAGCCTTTCCCGCAGCTCCCGCTAAAGAAGTAAAGACTTTCCCCAGATTGACGGCATTATACCGCAAGCCGGAGAAAGAGGAAACATTGTTGAAGAAGCTATCTTGAAAGGTCTTGATCCGCTTTTGGAATACGTTCAAACCGTTCTGCCAGCCCGCCTGCGAGAAGCGCCACTGTCCGAACTGGCGCAGGTGCCAGCGAGCGCCGATGTTGAGCCGCTCCTCCAGATTGCGCTGTTTCCACTTTCGCGCCGAGCGAGCAATAATTTCCTCGTCTGTTAATTTCTTCTTCTTGGAATAGCCCGCAGTGGCTTTTTCATTGATCTCCTTTGCCGCCTTCTTGAGCGTTCCAAGCTTGGCAATCGTAGCGTCCAACTGCGAATCATCGACCCGCAGCTGGAGCTGAATGCTATATACCATATTACCTGCCATCAGTTTCTCTTAAAAGGTGCAAAAAGGATTGAATCGATGATTACCAGAGCCGCAGTATAATACTTTTCGATGTCATAGGCCGACATCTTATCTTCCAGTCCCATAATCGGTTCATGGAAGATATAGGACACGACCATCTTTTTGTAAAGAAGCGGATCGCCGTCCGTGATGTATTTCTTCAGCTCTTCGGTTATTGCTGACGCGGGGCCTCGTCTTCTGCCAGCAGGCCCCAAGTCGCTAAAAAACGGTTGAGGTCCTCCTGCACCTCTTTACTGCTGAACAGGGAAATGCAGGCCATCATATCGTTCTGAAGGTCTTTAACGACCTTTTCGTCGTCGATGGTCATCTTGACGAAACGACAGGCAAGATCGGCCGTTTCGTCGAGGTCACGGCCAGCCTGAATAAGCGACAAGCCAAACTTGGTATGTTCGACGCTCGTCCTGGAAAGACGGCAAACATTAACCGTTGCGGATGTTTCGATCTCGACAAGGCCGCCTTTGCCGTCCGCACCCCGTTTGAAATAGGTGACTTTTACGGGATAGGTAGTGATAGGATTTGTTCTGGACATAATTTAATACATTTTTAGTTGTTAATAAAGGGGCGGCACAACCGTCCGCCCCGATGATTTTTCAGACCAGTGGCACGATGTTGCGCTGCACGCCTGTACCTCGCAGGGACAAGGAGCCGGTCGTTTCGACATCATTGCGGTTCACGCTGCCGCCCTGCTCCTGCACCATCGCATTGAGAAGCGTATAGACAACGGTGCGAGGCGTCGCCAATCCTTTCATCGCATAGCTCCACGAGATGCTGAAAGGTGCAAGCTGATGCATGGCCGCGATCTGCTCCGTTACGGGCAGCGTAGCGTTAATCGCATCGATAAGGGTCTGCTGCTCGCCCTCCTGAAGCGAAAGGTTGGCGGTATAAGTAGCATTCGCTTTCTTGATACCAATGGGATCTACGGAACCGATGGCGAATATCTCCTGAATATTCTGACTGAACGTATAGGACAGCTCAGTGCCGGTATCGATAGACAGGCAGGTGCCGTTCGAGAGCGTGAGGTACATCTGCACCTCACTGCTCGCTACGATTATATCCTGATGATTCATGTTCTGTACTACTCTAAAGATGTTACGAAGAAAGTGGTGATAAACGCCTCCCGCAGCGTGGCATTGGGCAGGATGCGGATCGTGATTGCGAAGGCCCGACTTTTCACGAAGTTACCGTCTTTGGCCTCCAAAGTAACCTCTATCTCGCTCGCATCTCCGCGCGACAAACGCGGCTGAATATAGTTGCTGCGGAACGTAGCCAGAATTGCCGATTTGTACCCGGCATCGACATCACCTGAAGCTGTAACCGGAACCTGGGTATTGATGAGCTGCTGGAAATAGTACTCCGCATCGTCGCACACTCCGTTTGCGACGCGCACGAACTCAATCGCCGACAGAGCGTTGGTCGATTTGTTGAGCGTCGCACCGTCATTGTAGTAAACGCCGCTGTTGCCGGGACGGGTGCGGGTGAAAAGGTACTGCCTGGCTCCGATGTCGTCGATAACACTCCGAGATACGACAGCGACATTGGACGCTGCACCCGCTGTCGTGGCATTGACGAAATAATCAACCGGGCTTACGCTTCCCAAAGTCATCTGACCGATGGACTGCGCCGGATTGATCCCGGCAAGAATACCGAGAGCGCGGCCTACGTCGGCGGTGTATGTCGGATCGGGAGTTGTCAAAGCCAGTGCAACGCCATAGGCATTGTACGTATCGCCGCTGGGCAAATTGTTAATGTCCTGCCCGATACGTCCGGCATCCAGTACTGCCACCATACGATAACTTTCCGCGAACATATCCTGGATCAAGCCTTGTACATTCTGGATTGCTCCCTGACTTTTCGTCAAATCCTCCGCAAGACCGGAATCCGGAACTGTGGTATTGCTGGGATATACGAACCCGATAAGGCGCGGTCTGTTATCCCATAGCGTAGCGGTGGTTTGTCGGATTGCCTGTTTAATAGCAGACATCTGTATTGCTGAAATACCTTTTTCTGCCGAATAATCATAACCTACCAGCCACAATTTAGACCCGCTCCCTGCCTTTGAGTAAAACTCCGAAACCTGGAATTTGGCTCCATCGTCCAACGTGGAATAATCCGACCGTTCCTGCGCTTCTTCCAAAGAAGCAACCAGGACGGGGGTGTCTATAAGAGGAGAGTCCGAAGATACGGGAAGCACCAGCATCGCCACCCCTTCATTAGATGAAGAAGTGCCGATCGCGGTATCCTGCAATTCGACGGTTACACCTGTTCTTGCCATAATATCAAATTTTACTGTTATACTTTAGATGCCGGTTTACGCCCCGGTTTAGCGCCTTCTTGTCCGGAATTGCGCCGACGGGCAAGTTCGGCCCGCGCCTCTTCCAGCGTCATAGAAGGAACTTCGGCTTTTTGCTTCTCAGAATCCGGGGAGGCATTGCGTGCGCTCATGGACTTGGCGAACTGCGCGTCAAACATCTTGTCGAGTTCTTCACAAGTCAAAGGCTCCTTTCCTTTCTCTATTGAGCACCACCGAACCTGCTTATGGACCCGAAGGGCGTCGGTCATACGGGATTCTGCCTGCCACTGCTGACGATACATATTCCCATCATCCGTAATGAAGACCTTTCCGAATTTCGCCGTAACGATCAGAAGGTTTTCAAAAAACTCGTCTTTATAGTTTACCATAGTGAATAATTTGTCAGATTGGTAGTAACGCTGCCCGACCACTTTCAATAGGCCGGGCAACGTGGAAACTTAACCTTGCGAAGGAGCCGTATATTTAGCCGGTACGATGTTCACGATACCTTTGCCGCCCTTACGAGCGCTACCGGCACCGAAACGCATATCCATCGAGAACTTCCAGCCATACGAGTTCGGATCGGCAACGACATGTACGTTCGTGTTGCCCATCGCCAGAATAACCTGCGAGGGGATGAAGCTAATAGCCAATCCGTATACAGTAGCGGCCAGTACCGGCGCGGTATATTCCGGAATGGTACCGTTCGCCTGAACCTTGCCGTCGCAGTAAAGTTCAGGATCGACAACCTTCGATGTCGCCGTGTTGTAGGCCGAAGTTGTCGAACGCGACATGAAGTTGAAGGCAGAGTACTTGCCCAACATCGGACGCATCTCACCGGCAGTTTTGGTCAGCAGGCTCGTGAGGTACGGATTCGAAAGAAGTTGCTCCATGTAGGCGGCATCCATCACACAGTCGATGTCACCATCCTTGATGTCGTAGTTCCAGTTCACGAACTTCGTCTGCGCCTTGATAAGGTCGTTGGGCGATAGCTCCAGCAGGTCACCTGCCGCCTTCGAGTTCACGGGGAAAGCATCGGCTGCGGCGAAATGCTTGACAGTGCCATCAGCAGCAACACCCGACATCGGGACACTTGCGCCCGCACCTTCCGCAATCTTCTGGAGGGCGTAGTTGTGGATGGCGTTCACCATGAAGCGCACGGCTTCGCTCTGCCCCCACGAACGATCGTCGTAGGCGAGGATGTCGGTATTCGCCGCCTGCCAGAGAATAGGCTGAAGGGAGAAAACCTTGGTGACAAGACCAATGGGGTCGTCATCATAGAGGTAGTCAGCCACGTTCAGCGGAGCACGGTCGCCGTAGTAGATTTTCGGACTGATCGCCGATTCTACCCAGATGATACCCTGCTTGTCCGAACCGCTGGTGCGGGCGCAACGAGCCGCCCAGGTGTTGGCCGGGAGCAACTGTTGGTAGAAGAGCGAAAGCCACTCGACGACGGCCAGGTCCGGGGATGTCGTGACGAAATCCGAGGAGTTGGCGCCGGAGGCCAACTTTACGGCAGTGCGTTCCGCGATCGTCGAGAGTTTTTCGTACCGGCCTTCGCCATTACGCACATTGATATTGCCCATGAAAGCCTTGAAGCCTTCATCTGAGCTTACGATAGCTGCAAGCTCCCGGGCGGCTTCCACTTTCGATGCGTGCTCCGGACGGCAAACGTCCGTAGGCGCGACAGTAAGCAGCCGTGCCGCAGCGTTGAATTTCGTCTTGCCTTCAGTTGTGGCAAGGAATTGATGGAGTGTTTTGTTCGTTTCCATACTTGCTTTCAGGTTGATTTTGTGGGGATCGATGATTTGTGCCTTGCCCGCCTCACTCGTCGCCTCCTTATGCTGCACACTCGCCTCCGCAGCTGATGCCAGGGTCGTGGGTTTAGGCTCGGGTTCCGGCGCTTTCTGCGGTTCAGGCTGCTTCTCGGCCTCTTTTCCAGCCGCTCCGAAAAACGACTTCAACTTGGTTACGATCTTCTCGGCGATACTCTCTGTATCTTCCGCATTAAGCGTTCGAAGCTCTGCCTCGTTTTCTGCCGCAGGGACAGGCTCCGCAGCGGACAAAGTAGTCGCCTCCTTTGCGGGGTCCTCCTTCTGGATCGTCCCGTCTTTAGGGTCTTCTTGCGTCATGTTGCTTTTGTATTTATTGATAAGTGAATGATCTTTAGCCGACAAGGTTGTTATGCGTTCCGTCTGGCTGGGCGCGAACTCCGCAGCGAGCATAACCTTTTCGCCCTTGAAATCCGAAACCGCATCGGAATTGGACTGGAGAGAGCATAACGATACTTCATATACAAGGAAGTAAGTCGCATATTTAACTCCCGTGGATTCGTCTTCTATCTCCCGGCTGACCCCTCCGATGGAAACAGCCCTGTAAAATCCGTTTTCGTACAGGTATTTCGCCGTTTTACCCCGCTCCGTCCCCTCGGCAAATTTCAAAGTACCGATCCAGTCGTTGCCTTCCCGGTGAATATTTACGACATTTCCGATAGGTTGGCTATCCCAATCGTGATTCTCCAACAGCACCGGATTCTTTTCATAACGCGACCAGTCGATACCGTCGGACAAAACGACCATATCATAATCGTTGATCGTTTCGTTACTCAATACCTGCCTTAACTCTGCCATACAAAATGCGTAATTTCCTGCCCAAATATAGGTTTACCTTTGATTGCTAAATAAACCTCCCGCAACGGAAAAAATATTTTTCCGACATACCAGCACAAGAACAGCCAAGACGATCCAAAATCCCTTCATCTGCGTCTGCTGCCACCACGTCAATTTACGTTCAACCTCGACGATATCCGTATTCACCCGATCGCGGTAAATCATACTGTCCCGATATATCACCTCTTTCTCTGTTGGTATGGGCTTTTTCTGCGGCTTATTTGCCAGCGAGTGGAACAACGCCCCGTCGGGAGTTATTAGAGCGTCAGAAACGGCGTATGACGTTTCCAAATGGCTCGTTGTATCTCGGACTGTCTGACGCTCACTTTCAATCGGAACCTTGACAAACACCGTGTCCGGGATATACTCGGTACGAACGACGGTTTCGACCCGCACACTGTCCTGCGTCGAGGTCGTCAAATGACGACAGGGACAACAAGCGACAGCGAGCACCGTCGCGATTCCGCAGAGTATGACCTGCTGCAGCTTCATCGGGTCATCGGAATATAGATGGTCTCTCCGGCCGGTTTGGACAACAGTTGTTTTCGCTGCCTCCCATCTTGATTCTTATACCCGATATGCACCCAGCGAGGCACTCCAGCGGCATCCTCGTTTTCCGAAATCATCTGATCGAACCGCTTGCCCCGAAGCCATTCCCGGCAGAACGACTTGAACTCCCGGAGCCGTCCGTTGTTAGGCACCAGATCGACGGCCCAGCCGACGCAATGCGCCGAGGTCGCCGAACCTTTGACGGCCTTGTTCAGTCGATAACCTCTATATCCGGACGAAACGGTCAGGGCCGGAGTTCCCCAATGTTCGTTCGCACACAACACGGCCCACGCCTCCCGCAGCGGATCGATCAGACGGTCGATCATCTCTTCAAGGTTGCGGCGATGTTCTTCCGTCGGCGCATTGTCCAAATTCATCTTTCGGGCCGTTGCCGAATAAGTGAGTTCCTGTAAAGTAAAATGTTTCATTTCGACTGCTGTTTTTTGGATTCTTCCCGCGTACGGTCGAGCGTGCGGAGCAATTCGATAATATCTTTGGGGTCTTTGGCGTGCGCCAATTCAGCCACGATGTCGCCGATCTTCGCTGCCGACGACCGAGCCGCCCGGAGATTCTCCCGCACGCTCCACGCCTCGATACACACGGCGATCACGGCTGACACGGCCGACGCATAGGGCATCGACCAAATCCCGAACAACAGTCCCAATACATCGACGCACATGAACAGCGCCGTCACCTTGCCGTAGTCCCCAAATTTGGTAAAGGTGCGGCGAAGCCCGTGAGAATCGATCGGCAGCTTCAATGCCCGCGCCTTGCGAATCCCGGCCCGCATATCGACCATTACGGCGATAAACATAACAATCCAGATGATAATTTCCGCCAGTGCAGCCCGGCGGACCGTCAGTATATCCACACCGAAAATATCGGCAACCCCGTCAATCATCACAACCACGATTATCCCTCCCAAAAGGTATATTTCTCTTGCATGCGGGCTATATATTCATCTCGCTCCCCGGCCGTGGCATCGCGCCACGTCCCGGATTTCTCCCCGGGGAGTTTTACTCGTCGGGTAAGGTAAAGCCGCTCTTCGTCCGACACCTCGGCGGCCTGGGTGATGTAACCGCCCTCATCGGCGATCTGCTCCGTAAAAGTTGTTTTCTGTTCTTTCATAGCAAATTTTAGTTTATGCCGTAGCGAATGAAATATGTTTGCCCTGAGCCGCCGTATTGACCGCATACCAGTCTGCTTGCTGCGGGTCGGTCAGCTTGGCATATACGTCCGCATGGACCGTGACCGTGATGGCCGATGTATTGGTCGCATTCTCCACCAGACACTGAAAAGATTCGAGCGTAAGCAGCGGGCTGTCCTTCAGATTGACATTATATCGTAATTGTTTGATTCTTATCTCCTGTAGGGATTTACACGATGTAAGTGCCGTATTGTTATTACTGTTTTCGAATGTCATACCCCCGACAATCGTGACCAACTGCTGACATCCGAAAAATAGATAAGCACAATTTGAAAACCGCACAAACGTCGATTCCGGACATAGGTATATAGTCTTGAAGTTGCTCCCCGTGAAAGTCGAGCGGGCCGTTACGTTAATTTCAGCTGTAAACTGGTTCGGAGCCTTCCGAGGCGGAAGATTCACCGGAATATCAACATTGTAAAGCGCCGAATCCCAGTTCGAATTATTCAATACATTGTGTGACAGACTGTATATTTTGGTCATCACACTGTTGGAAATACCCGTCACGGAACCTACCGTCCAGCTCTTGCTCGATGTATCCCACACCGCACCGGCCGCCACGAACAGATCGTGCAGAGGGCTGCCGGAAGGAGTGGACGGTACCCTTTCGGAAAGTTTAGCGTCGATCTCGGGACCGGTAAAAATACTTTTATATACTGTTGCCATATAATTTACTCTATTTCCGTTACACGATCGTTCCTGTCATCCGTTTTGTCCGTAATCGTCACTCCCAGTAATTCTTCTGAAGGGTGCAGTTCGTCGTATGTCGCATAATCCACGATTCGGGTTTCATACTGCAACTCTACGACTGATACGCTGGTACCTATTTCCCGATCGAAAGCCTGGGTCGTATAGGTCCGAAAGCCCTGATAAAGAGGATAAAAATTATATTTTCGGATCAGCTCGCCAAAGTCCTCTCCCTGTTTCGACTTTTCGATATAACTGCGGACCTGCATAGCCAGGTTGAGCGTCTTTCGTTGCTGTTCGTTGAACGAAGCCGCCGTCTGATCGTTGAAATTGGCGATTATGGAGAAAGAAATTGCCACTTTATCCATGATAAGACCGCCGATATGCACATCCGCCCGGGGGCTGTTGTTCACACTCACGGCAACGCACGGAAGAACCGTATTGATGATTCCCCTTCCGTCGTCCGTTACCGCTCTGACAGCGATTTTCTCCTTCGTAACTACGGGAGCTTTGCGTAAGGACTTAACAAAAGCGTCTATAATATCTCCGAGCATACTCAATGACTATCTACTGCGGACAAATATATGTTTACCTTACAAATCGCGTCTGTGTTTGGTAAAAAAAGCATCTAACAGGCGGTCGAAACGCGCTTTCGTTACAGAGCCTACACCCAGAAACTGCCTTTTTTTGACCGGACCGTCGTATTTCCACCGGCCCCGATGCACATCGCCCCGCTTTGCCGATCGGTAAGCAGTATGATGAGGAGGCATCCCGCCCTCGTTGTGCGCCCGGGCAAATGGAACGTCCGTCCCTACAAAAATATCGGCATCATTGCGTCCGATACGACGAGAAATCCACTTGAAACTCTTCTTCAGAAAGCCGTTGTAATCCAATTTAGGGTACCTGATGTTGCTTTCTCCGCCGAAAGCCGTACGATCCGGCCATTTACCGCCCGGAGAGCCGGCGAAACGCTCCTCTTTGAAACTTTCGTGCGTCTGTTCCAGCATCTCCTGCCCGAGCTGTCGCGGAATATCCCGGACTACCGTCGTCCGAAACTGGCGAAGATTGCGGATGAGATCGTCTATATCCGGCATAATTACTCGTTTTTGTCGTCAGATTCCTTATTTTTACGTCCCTTTTTGAACATATCCGACACTTTGGAGGTCAGGGAACTCACCCAGGAGGAATTATTAACCTTCGTATCTATGTCGTCGGCGCTCATCCCGATTTTGGCATATACCTCCGGCTTGAAACGCATACCCTGTTTGGCTGCGACGCTTCCGGCGCGTTCGAAGGTGTCGATGGAGATCGTCTCATTCGGAATCTCCACGAGTTCCGCCCCAAGAAAACGGTCATCCTTGAATATGCGGGCCAGCTTGGACAGCGTAGCGGGCATATTGAACATCGCCAGACAGCTTTCCGTATCGTCATCCAGAATGTCGTGATACATGTTCATATGGATTTGTGCCAGTTCTTCGGAATTGGTATTCTTCTCGGTAGCGCCGAGCAGCGTGCCGCCGGTCACCAACTGCATGATCTCCGACCGGTATTCGCTGATATACTCCTTGAATACCCGGAAGGCATCCGCATACGACTGGGTGTTGATAGGATTGACTTCGACCTGATACAGACTTTTACCCCCGTTTGCATATTCGTTGCGGAAAGGCACGACGGGAATGGTCATCGGATCGAGTTCCTGGGCCAGCGATACGGCAATGTCCTTGGCATCCTCGTTGTTGGCCATATAACCGATTACAGTCAGAGGAAACGAATATCTTTTTGCCAGAGCGCCCCAGTTGTTGTACATATCCACGATCCCGATCATGGCACGAGAAATGGGTTGCAAAAGTCCCAGCCTGAAATCCTGGTCCGTCGTAGGCTCGAAATAGAAGAGGTTATCCCATTTGTCCGCAGTGACAATACTGTAATAATCGTAAGTCATATTCCGCAGCCCCCGGTTGAAAATATCGATGTTCCGCAGCGGAAAATCTACGATCTCCCAATCTTTGGTATCGATGCAGAAAACCCTCACTCCGTAAAACTTCGACAACAACAGTTCCCGCATGAACCCCTTGAACCAACGTGCTCCAGCGTAAGTCTCTGTCATCGACTTGTCTATCTTACCGTTGATTTTGAATGCAAAATCTTTCTTTTTCAACGGAGTAAGGCGCTTTTCGATCTGGGATTGCAGAAACGGGCTGGACTGAATACACCACGAATAGAGCGTATCGAGATACACCAGATTACTGTAATTCAACGCATTGTTTATGGCGTTACGCCAATATGACGGCGTGAACTCCGCATAGTAATTGTTGAACAGGTACTGGGATTTGACAGAACTATTCCCGACCACCTGCGGGACTGTAAACGGATTGATCGCCGGAGTATGAAATTTAGCCATATTATCCTCGATATTGTCTATTTATCGTAACCAGCACGCCTTTCGTGCCGTTTTCCTGCAATTTGGAGGCTCCGTTTTCCATCGAAACCTGCCCTCCCTTCAGCTCTTTCAGCGTGATGTTGGCCTGCTCGAAATTCGCTTTCAGCGGCTCGCTGATCTGGACGGAGGGAGCGCATACATTGTAAGCCGTGAATACCTTGAGAATCCAAAGCAACGTCTGATCTTTCTCCTCCTCGTCGGTAATGGACAACAGATCTTTGATGTCGTAATAGTTGCCGATCTGTGCATACACGTTCGCCAATGCCGTATTGTAGGCATTCCGTACAATATCGGGGTATAACTCCTCAAACTCCTGCAACTGAACCGGAGATACCCATTGCAACAGCTCCGATTTTCGGAAATACATATCCGTAATATTGACCTGAACACCCGACACATAAGCCGCAAGGCCGGAAGAAGCGTCCGAAGTTCCCGCCACCATCAGAATTACGGTAGTGTAATCGTGCGTGAACTCGAAAGGAAGGGCTTGCGTCACGGCCGCCACGTTTACAGGACGGTCGGCAATCTGCTCTATCCCCAAGCCATCAGAAGCGACAAGGAAAATGGAAACTTCGAAATCCCCGCCGTGTTGCGGGAATATGACCCGGCTTCCCTCCTCCAGTACCGCCGTTTCCATACGGCACGACAAACAGGCGGCATCCGGGGCTGAACTTACAGCACCCTCCTCCGAAACGGAGTATCTTTCATTTTGCCAGGCCGACGGGTCTGGCTTGAATATGACAGCCATATATTTTCAACTTAACATGCGTTTTTGGCAACCTCCGCGTCGTATCAGGTAAGTATGCCCGTAAGTCCCTCTCGTAACGACCATATCGCGCGACAAAAGGGAAACCCCCTTGGCACAAGCATCCGGGATGTCGTCTTTCTTGAGTTTGTTGTTGTTCCGGGCGAAACGCAGGAACTGATCTATGGTAATTTCGCATACGCCGCTCTCCTTGACCAAAGGAGAGAAAATAAATTTGCCATTGCGGAACAGAGGTTCCAGCGTCGCCTCGATAAAAGTGAACTTATCCCCGGTATTGCGCGTGTCCCAATTCAAAGGACATACCCATCCCCGTTCTTGCTGGAACATCTCGAAAGTCGTCTCGAAATCCAGCGGCAGCTGTTTTTTCTCCATCAGTATGCGGGGTGCAATCGGCGCTTCTCGTTATA